GTGGCGGGGGCGGTAGCCAAAGCGGTGGGGATGGTGCAGCGGGTGGTTCCGGCGTAGCTATCGTTCGTAGCGGCAGAGCAGCAGCTTCCTTCACAGGCTCACCTACAATTACAATGGCTGGCAGTGACTACGTATATACATTTACTGGCAACGGATCAATTACATTCTGAGGTAGCACATGGCGCATTTCGCAAAGCTTGATGGCAACAACGTGGTGCTAGAAGTCAACGCACTGAGCAACCATGAGCTAGTTACTAGCAAAGATACAGTAGACGAGAACGGCAACGTAATCGTGTCTTTGGTTGAGTCTGAAGACAAGGGCATTGCATTCCTGACTGCATGGTCAGGCGGTCATACTAACTGGAAGCAGACAAGCTACAACGCTACATTCCGGGGCAAGTTTGCCGGTATTGGCGACACGTATGACCCAGTAACAAATTTGTTTGTGGCTCCTGTAGTGGTGCAGCAAGAAGTGCCACAAGGCTTGCCTACGATGGATTTGACCGTGTTAGAAACACAGCCAGAAGCCGCTATTACGTCGCAAGCTGTAGTGGATTTATCCTCAACTGACTTACCTGCATTTACTAGCAGCGATGTAGCTGCATTGACTTCAGAACAAATAACGGGGCTATAAAATGCCACAATACCAAGGTGTATGGACGCTAGAGCAACAGGCTCAGGCTCTAACTAATCAGCAATGGGTAACTGACCCTAATTTCAAGAACACGACGTTGCTGTTGCAAGCTGACGGTACAGGCAGCGGTTCGCAGAATCAGACCTTCCTAGACGGTAGCACCAACAATTTTTTCATCACCAGAAACGGTAACACCACCCAAGGATCGTTCTCGCCGTTTAGCCCTTCTTGGAGCAATTATTTTGACGGCGGTGGCGATTACATCAGTATGCCTAGCGCCACTTCTGCGCTTGCTTTAGGTTCAGGTGATTGGACTGTAGAGTGTTTAGTAAACCTTGCGAACTATTCTGATAATAGAACGCTCATAGATATTTTTGACGGTGACTCTTCTGTACGTTTTATTTGGCGCATCCTCACAACTGGGTTATTAGCATTTCAGGGCGCTAGTGGCGCGACAAGAACATCAACCACCACAACCGTGCCTACTAACCAATGGGTGCATCTTGCTATTTGTAAAGCCAGCGGTACAACACGTATTTTTATCAACGGCATTCAATCGAATACAAATTACACAGATACAAACACATACACAAACAGTGGCGCATCGGCTATTGGGATTATTTCTTCTGATTTTAGTTCATCGCCATTTTTAGGCTTCATATCCAACTTCCGTGTGGTTAAAGGAACTGCTTTATACGCAGCCAACTTCAACCCTCCTACGGCAACATTAACTGCTGTAACCAACACATCACTACTTACCTGCCAATCTAACAGGTTTATAGATAACAGCACGAACGCTTTAACTTTGACCATTGGTGGTAATACTTCTGTCCAAGCCTTCGGCCCTTTTGCTCCTGCGCTGCAATGGACACCAGACGTAGTAGGTGGGTCTGGATATTTTGATGGTAGTGACTATTTGGCTCTTCCTTCATCTGCAAATCTGTCTTTAGGTACTGGCGATTTCACGATGGAGTTGTGGGTATATCCAACGTCTTGGAATAGCTCACTAAATCAAGGATTGTTTACTGGAAATGCAAATTTTTCTCCGGGGTTAGCCGCTAGTCAATACTATCCGGGGAAGTTAATTTTTGGCTACAACGGTGTCTTTACAATTATTGAAGACGCAATCTTGCCCACTGTAAATATGTGGTCGCATGTTGCTTGTACTCGTTCAGGAAATACTTTTAAAATATTTATTAATGGCGTTCAATCAGGCTCTACCATAACGTACTCCCCTGATTTTTCAGCACCTATTTTAAATGTAGGTTCTAATGGTGGAGCGTCAGGGTACTACAACGGTTATATTTCTAGCGCCAGAATTATTAAGGGTACAGCGTTATATACCACTACGTTTACGCCTCCTACAGCGCCACTAACAGCCATTACCAATACTCAGTTACTCCTCAACTGCACCAACGCCGGTATCTACGACGGCAAGATGGGTAACGTACTAGAGACAGTAGGCAACGCACAGGTAGCGACAAGCCCTGTGAAGTACGGTAGTGGGAGTATGTACTTTGACGGTACGGGGGATTGGTTGTTAATACCAAACAACCAAATGCTTAATTTGAATGCTGACTTTACTATTGAGTTTTGGATATACCTTAATTCAACGTCTGGTGAGCAATCCATATTCCACAATCATAATTCTGATAACAACGGCATTATAGTAAGTGTAAATGGTGGAGCCGCAGGTAAAATTAGGCTTGGTGCAGGGAATGGTTCGTCATTTTACGTTTTGCTTGATTCATCTACCGCAATTAGCACTTCTACTTGGAACCATGTTGCTTGTACTAGAAACATCAACACTTGGACTATTTATATCAACGGTTCCAATGCAGGTAGTACAACAAACGCAAGCAATCCTACGTTTTCTACTTCTGATTCAATACAGATTGGTAGGTTTACATCAGGAACGCCAAATGCACTGAATGCGTATTTAGATGATTTCCGTATCACTAAAGCGTGCCGCTACTTCGCAAACTTCACGCCTCCACAACAGGCCTTACCGAGACAATAAGGAATAGAAGATGAGTGACAAATATCCCGGTGGGTTCGTAACGGCTGGTGCGCCAGCAGGGTTCTCTGTTGCGTTTGATGGTACAGGCGACTATTTAAGTATGTCTTCTGGCACTTCTTTGGGTGCTGGTAACTTCACTATTGAATGTTGGGTTTATTTAACTGCCGCCCCCGCAGGAGAAACTACTGTAGGAAGTAGTTCGGATTACTACACGGCAGGATTTAACGGTAACTTTGTTTTTAGGGTAGGTACTACAAACTTATGGAGATCGTTTGACGCGCAATCAAACCAAGCAACTATAGACGGAACTTTTACGTGGTCTACTGGACAGTGGTATCACATGGCATGGGTGCGAAATAGTGGCACAGTTACTGTTTATAGAAACGGCGTTTCTTTGGGTTCTGTTGCGGATAGTAAAACACTAAGCGACAGCACAAATGGTTATGCAATTGCCGCTACTAAATCTGGTGGATCGTTTTCTTCATTGCTAACTGGATATATAAGTAATTTAAGGGTAGTAGTTGGAACTGCACTTTACACAACCACATTTACACCACCAACACAGCTTTTAAATATTTCAGGCACAAGCTTTTTAACTTGCAACTCTCCTACAATAATTGACCAAAGTACCAACGCATTTGCTATCACTGTTGCAGGCGACGCTAAAGTCAGCAACTTCACACCGTTTGCTGGATACACAGGATTCAACCCTGCGCTTGGCGCTGCGGCTGGTGGTGTATGGACGTTAGACGAAGCTGCGTATTATCAACAGAACCGTATATGGCCTATCTACGACCCGTACTTTAATCAGACCACGCTGATGCTGCATGGTAACGGTACGAACGGCGCACAGAACAATACGTTCTTAGATAGCTCGGTTAACAACTTCACGATTACTAGGAATGGCAATACAACCCAAGGTACGTTCACGCCTTTCTCACAGACGGGGTGGAGTAATTTCTTTAATGGTTCAAGCTATTTAACTGTAAATAATGCAGCAACTCAATTAGCTCTTGGTACTGTAGATTGGCAAATAGAATTGTGGTGTTACCCAACTAGTTTGCCGGGTAGTGGCGATAATCTTTTGTATGATGGACGCCCCGGTAATGGCGCTTATCCAATGTTTTCTGTTAGAGGAGTAAGCGCAGCCTCACCACAAAAAGTTATTTACTATACAAATACTGCGGTACAAATTACATCAGACGGAACTGTTCCAATAGGGGCTTGGACGCATGTTATGGTGAGCCGAGTAAGCAGCGTTACTAGAATGTTTATTAACGGTGTAGTTCAATCTCAAACTTATGCAGATACTACTAATTATTTAAACGATAGTACGCACCCGCAACTTGGAAGAAATGCCGTATCCAACGTAGAGTTTTGGAACGGCTATATGGCAAACGTGCGCGTTTTAAAAGGTTCTGGTACTTCAACATCATTTACACCAAGTACCGCACCGTTAACAGCCACTACAAATACTGTTTTGCTTACGTGCCAATCCAACCGCCTTCTAGATAATAGCGCGAACAATTTTAGTATAACTGACACAGGTTCTGGTTCTATCCAAGCCTTCTCCCCGTTCGTTCCTGCATACATCACGCCGACGACGTACAGCAATTATTTCAACGGCTCTTCAAGTTATTTGTCTGTTGCGTCTTCTGCTTTAGATGTGCCATCAAGCACTAATTTTACGATTGAAGGGTGGGTGTATTTAAACGCGCATACTAATAATCAACCGTGTATTTTTAATAATTACACTAGCGGTGGCGGTCTTGCTTTATTTGCTGGGCACAATTCTTTTGACGCAAATTTATTTAACTTGCTTATAGCTGGAAGTATTTATAGTGGTGGCACTATTGTGTACGGGCAGTGGACTCATTTTGCCGTAGTTAGAAATGGAACTGGAAGTGGCAATGTTAGCCTTTATATAAACGGAATTTCAGTTCTATCGACAATATCAACAAACGCCGCAATTACTTATACTGGTCAAGTTAGTATTGGAACTGCTGGTGATGCTACCTCTGTTGGTGCTATTAACGGCTGTATTTCTAACTTCCGTTGGAACACTACGACTGCTGTTTACACTGCGGCTTTCACTCCACCAACAGCACCGTTAACTGCAATATCAGGCACTCAATTATTGACCTGCCAAAACAGCACGTTCATTGACAACAGCACTAATAACCTGACTTTAACGGCAGCAGGAACAGTACAGCCAGTAACCTCCCCTACGCCATTCCCAGCGAAGGTAGATACAACCACATTGAACTCTGCCTACAGCACATCACTGATAGGTGGTAGTGCGTACTTTGATGGTACGACAGATTATTTAACTTTTTCTGGCCCTACGATTGGAACAGGTGCGTTTTGTCTTGAGGCTTGGATTTATTGCACAAGCACTTTTACAAACCAAACAATTTTTGGCGCGGATGGAACAAACAATCGAATCAGCGTATTGATAAACAACTCAACAACTATAGCAATAGACCAATACGGTGTCTCTGGTGCTTCTTTTACTGTTGCAACAATGGCTTTAAATGCGTGGAACCATATTGTTTTGTCTAGGAATGGTTCTAGCGTGGCTACTGTATTTGTAAACGGCGTAAGGTCTTCTACTGGTGCAATTACATTAAGTAATAACTACACTACGTTTAATACAATAGGAAGGTTTGCTTCGGGGGATGAGCGTAATCCTACTGGATACATTTCTGGTGCAAGAGCAATTATTGGTTCTACTCCGTATGACCCCACTCAAACAGGATTTGCGCCACCAATAGCACCAGCAACACCTACTAATCTAACCAATAACGGTACGCAGTCAGGAACACTTACATTTGTAGTAGGTAGTGATGCACCAAATACGTTGTACTACGTTTGCCAAAACCATTCAGCAATGGCAGGGGTTATTAATATAGTTAACTCAGGAACGTATGAAAAAGTCTATGCAGTATCTGCCAACGGCTCAAGCAACTACGTAATAAATGGTTCGTCTAATCCTACGCTGACATTGGTAAGAGGCGAGACGTACACGTTCAATGTTAACGCTACTGGTCATCCATTCTGGATTACAACGGCTTCTGGTGCGTACAGCGCAGGGAATGTATACCTAGGAACCGCGCTACTGCTTAATTACACCAACGGCGCTATCTTTGATAACACGGCTAAGAACGTAGTGGAGACTGTAGGTAACGCGCAGATAAGCACCACGCAGAGTAAGTGGGGTGGTAGCTCAATGTACTTTGATAGTAGCGGAGATTGTTTATCTATCCCTTATTCCCAAACTACAGTTTTTGGTACGGGCAATTTTACAATGGAGGCGTGGGTATATCCTTTAAGCTGGCCCAATAATGCCGCTATAATAAGCGGAAACGGCGTTACTAATTCTATACTTTGGGGTAAGTACGATTCAGCCAGTAATTTTGGTGTTGTTAATGATAATGTTGCTTGGATTATTACTGATGGAACACTTCCAACTATTAATACGTGGTCGCATGTAGCTCTTGTGCGTTCGGGAACCACAATGAAAATGTATGTTAATGGAATTCAAACTGGTTCTACGGCAACAAATAGTTCAAACTTTGTCGGTCCAACAAGAGTTGTAGGTGCTAGAAATACTAGTGGTTCCTCTGGGGCTTTTGATGGATACATCGAGGATGTTCGCATTACAACAGGCGTAGCGCGTTACCTAACAAATTTCACTCCACCAACGTCACAACTACAAGACCAATAGGGGGATGAAATTGATCCACTAACCATTCTAGCTGTAGCAAAAACAGCAGCCGCTGCAATACGCAAAGGCTGCGAGATGTACCAAGAGTACAAGGCGCAAGGGATGGAGTTAGTAGATGCGTATGGACAAGCCAAGGATGTCGTTGCAGATTTAAGCGGACACCTTGGCAATTTCTTTAAAGCGCATGAGCAGTTAGAGAAGCACGTACACGAAGAAGAGCTAAAGGTAAAGAAGGCGCGTGACCCTGAGTTGTCCGTGAATCAAGAAGCCTTTAATAGAATCATGGCTCAAAAGGAAATGCAGCGGTTAGAAACAGAGCTGCGCGAGACATTAGTCTACCAAGCACCTAAAGAATTGGGGGCTATTTGGACAGAGTTTGAAGCAATGCGTGACAGGGTGAAAGCGGAAAGAGCAGAGGTTCAGCGTCAAGAGCTACTAAAGCAACAGGCAACTATATGGCGACGGGACTATATAAAAAGAAAAATCGCGGAGCAAATGACGCTGGTAATCGCGGTAGTGTTCATAACGTGTTGGTTCCTATGGCTAATGATACTGATAAGAACGAGCCACACATACCGTGGTCACTTCTCGTCGCCGTTTTGGTCTTGTGTCTTGTGCTAGTTATTGCGCTCCCAATCATGGGGATTATGTACGTGGACATGAACAACGCTACTGAGGCAGCAATGCAAGAAGTAAAGAAAATGCGTGAGTTACGCGCCAAGATAATGTTACAAATGCAGGGGGAATAATGAACTGGTCAGACGCACTTAAAGCAATCATTCCTATTGTAGTCGCAAGCCTAGCTTGGTTGCTTGGTGAAGTTGGTTCATTTAATACTCGCCTCACTAAGATTGAAGGTCAGATGCCGACGTTGATTACTCCACAGGGTGTGCCTACGGATAGTCCGTTAAGTGCAGAGGCTAGGCACAAGCTAAAAGAAGATATTTACAAAGACCTGCATGACCTTCAGGTTCGTATTAAGTTGATGGAAGAAAGGGCTAAGAAATAATGCTGACACTACTTTCAACGCTTGTATCGTTTTTGATGGGCGGCTTGCCCAAGATACTAGACTTCTTCCAAGACAGACAAGATAAATCTCACGAGCTTAAACTAGCTCAAATGCAAACTGAACGGGAACTGCAATTAGCAGCCGCTGGCTACGTAGCCCAACAGCGCATAGAAGAAATCAAACTCGATGAAATACAAACGCAGACCGCGTCGGACGAGAAAATATCTCTTATAGACGCACAACAAGCAGAGATGAGTGCCATCTACGCTCACGATATGAGCTTGAACGAAGGTACAAGCCAGTGGATGAAAGACTTCCGCGCTTCGGTGCGTCCTGTAATTACTTACGGATTCTTTTTTCTACTGGTTGGTATTGACAGTGTGTTGGCGTACAAAGGTTTGACTACCGGCGTGGAATTTAATGCGTTGGCTGACCAGCTATGGGATAACGAGACTCAGGCTTTGTTTGCCAGCATCATAGCGTTCCATTTCGGCGGCAGGGCGTTTGGGAAATGATTAGCGCCAAAGCCTTAAAGATGATTAAGCACCACGAAGGGGTAAGGATTAAACCTTACCGATGCCCTGCTCGACTTTGGACTGTTTGCGTTGGGCATGTAATTGAACCAGCCCATGCAAGAGTGCCGTTTGAAGACAGGCTACATTTGCCTTGTCCAGAGGGCTGGAACCGAACATTTACAATGGGAGAGGTAGATGCCATACTTGCAAAAGACCTTGAGCGTTTTGAACGAGGAGTTCTTAAATATTGTCCTAGCGCTGGTAGTCGCCAAGCTTGGTTGGACAGTCTGGTCAGTTTCAGTTTTAACCTAGGTTTGGGTACGCTACAACGTAGCACACTGCGGCAGAAACATAACCGTGGCGATTACGCGGGTGCAGCCGACGAGTTTTTAAAGTATTGTAAAGCTGCGGGGAAGGTCTTACGGGGCCTTGAAACTCGCCGCAAAGATGAACGAGCCTTGTACCTAGGAGCATGATATGAAGAAAAAGCAAGTGTGGGATAAACCGCGGCCCGCGGGCCTCGGCCCATCAAAGAAGCTAAGTTCAAATCAGAAAAAGGCAGCTAAGGCATTTGCTAAAAAAACAGGGACAGTTTACCCTTCCTTAGTAGCAAACATGCAAGGTGCAAAAGCAAAAAAAGGTAAGTAAATGCCGCTCAAGTCATTGCGTTTCAAGCCGGGGATCGTCAAAGAAGTTACCTCGCTATCCAATGAAAATGGGTGGTTTAACGGTGACAAGATACGCTTTCGCTTTGGTTTTCCGGAGAAAATAGGCGGATGGATCCGTTTATCTGACGTTACCTTTTTAGGAACAGCACGTTCCTTATGGAACTGGACCACGCTTGCTGGCAATAACTTACTTAGTGTTGGCACGAATCTCAAGTTTTATATTGAAGAAGGTGGCGCGTTTTACGATATCACGCCACTTCGCGCTACGGTCAATCCAATGCTTGGTGCGCAGCCTCCTGCCTCAGGCAATCCATTTACTACCAATACGACAAGTGGCACAGCCAATAGGGTATTAGTTACTGACTTCAACCATGGAGCGTCCACTGGCGACTTTGTAACTTTCTCTGGCGCTACCACAGTTGGTGGCTTGAATTTAAACAATGAGTATCAAGTAACGTATGTCAATACTAACCAGTACACCATTATTGCGTCATCGGATGCGTCTTCTGTGGCTACTGGCGGCGGTGCTGCGGTTGTTGCAAAGTATCAGATAAAGATTGGTCTTCCAGTATACGAGCAGATTACTGGTTGGAATGCGGGTGCATGGGGCGGAACCGTGGACAACGAACCAATCACACTATTGGATGGTGCTATTAATAGCATTGTTACTACAATTGTAGTAGATAGCACTACAGCATATGCGGCAAGTGGAACAATACTGATTGACAATGAATTAATTACTTACAGTGGCAAGACATCTACGTCGTTTACAGGGTGTGTGCGTGGGGCGCTAGGCACAATAGCTGCTTCACATATAGACAATACGGTTGTTTACGACGCTCATGCGTATGGCGCGTGGGGTGAGTCTTACTCGGTGGGCCAAGGTCAGCAGCTTCGCTTATGGAGTCAAAGTAACTACGGTGAGGATCTGGTGTTTAGCCCACGTGGTGGCGCGTTGTATTACTGGGAGCCTAGCGGCGATGTGGTAGCGGCTGCGGGTACAGTAGGCACGTTGATTTCTGGCACGGATGTTCCATCTATTCTAAATCAAGTGATGGTGTCGGATGCAACGCGGATCACGATTTGTTTTGGTTGTAATGATTATGGTGCGTATGGGACCACGATCCAAGACCCGATGCTCATCCGGTGGTCTGATCAAGAGAATGTAAATCAATGGACTCCTGCAGCAACTAACCAAGCAGGTAGTTATCGCTTGAGTCGTGGATCTGAGATTGTTGAAGCGATACAAACACGTCAAGAGATTCTTGTTTGGACAGATGCTGCGTTGTACGCGATGCAGTATTTAGGGCCTCCGTTTGTGTGGGGCTTTACGATTGTGGCGGACAATATTTCTATTATCTCGCCCAATGCTGCGGCAACGGCTAACAATATTACGTACTGGATGGGTACGGATAAATTCTATTTCTATTCAGGCAGAACAGAAACCCTTCCTTGCGCATTACGTCGCTATGTATTTGAAGACATAAACATGTCGCAATCGTACCAGTTCTTCTCTGGTACAAACGAAGGCTTTAACGAGGTATGGTGGTTCTACTGCTCGGAAGACTCTACGTTAATTGATAGGTATGTGGTGTTTAACTACCTAGAGAATTCGTGGTACTACGGTAACTTATCGCGGACCGCGTGGCTTGATAGCTCACTACGTAAGTCGCCTATTGCGGCAACGATTACTCCAGACAGCTTTATCTTGCAACATGAGACGGGTGTGGATGATGGTGCAACCTCTCCACCTACACCGATTGAGGCGTATATCGAGTCCGCTTACTTTGATATCGATGATGGCGATTCGTTTGCGTTTGTGCGTAGGTTGTTGCCTGATGTGACGTTTGAGGGATCGGATGTAACTTCCCCAGAAGTCACCTTTGAATTGAATGCCTTGCAAAACAGTGGCTCAGGATATAACTCTCCTGCGTCGCTAGGTGGCAGTAATTCTGCTGATGTGGTGAGGACATCCAGTGTGCCTGTAGAGAAATTCACAGGGCAGGTATTTATTCGTGTGCGTGGTCGTGAGATGGCAATCAAAATATCTTCTAATGGCTTAGGTACGCAATGGCAGCTGGGTACTCCTCGTATTGATATTCGTCCGGACGGTCGCCGATGACATCTATTGTCACAATTGAAGGGGATGTTTTAACGCAGACTACTCCTCCTGCTTTGCCTCATGCGCCTGATCAGTACAGTCGTCAATATCAGGACCAACTGAATAACGTGCTGCGATTATATTTCAGTACATTAAACAATCTGATAAGTCAGTTACAGACGTTAACATTACCTTACGGGTCTTTTGCGGATACCACAGACCAAACCGCAGTAGCCAATACAGCTACGGTAATGAAATTTAATACTACGGACTTTGCCAGTGATGTTTCTGTTGTAACAAGCGGGGGTTACGCGTCTCGTATAACTGTCGCTAACGCGGGGATTTATAACTTTCAGTGGTCAGGACAATTTGTAAATACGGATACGCAGATACATGATGTAAGCGTTTGGGTACGCAAAAACGGTACGGACGTTGTAGGTTCCACAGGCATTATATCTATTGCCAATAAACACGGTGGTCTTGATGGGCATAACATTTATGGGTGGAACTTTTTCTTTTCCCTTAACGCTGGGGATTATATTGAGCTGTGGTGGTCTACTCCTGACATAAGAGTAAGCATACAAGCCTTCCCTGTAGGAACAACCCCAGTTAGGCCATCTACTTCGTCGTTAGTCGCAACAATGGCGTTTGTATCGCCTTTACCATAGCTTGGAATAAACAACGATAAATGGTACGATTTGTCAACTTTATTATGGCGTAAATAAGCCAAAGGAACGGAAATGGCGGAAAACCAAACAGGCGTTATGGCATTGCCAGAAAACCAAGATATGCAGAAACTTAGCATATATGATTCCTATGACGCTACTAATGAAGCACTGACTGCTGCCCGTCCTGATGCTGCAGGAGATATAGCTGCACAAATGCAGTCTTTGCGCGGTATTGCAGATGAGCTTAGTAATGAAGAGCTAGATGCAGTAATTGAAGCAGTTCAATATCTTTATGAGAATAAAGAAGACTACGCTAAAAATATTGCTGAATTAATATCTGGTGGTGCAATTGAAGAAGGCACATTCCCTACGGAATATGACCCTGAGTTTTTAGCTACGTTCAATTCTATTTTATTAGAAGAGCGTAAATCACGCGGCGCGGACCAACCTCCATTCCCCGAGAAATTTGCGCTTGGCGGTATTGCTGACGCAGCGCGGATCGTGGCTAACCAAGGTCGCTATGGCGATACCATGTTGGCGCACATCACACCAGAAGAAGCTCGTATGCTTCGTAGACAAGGTGGGTCGGGTACGATTAATCCCGTTACGGGACTGCCTGAATACTGGAACCCTATTAAAGCTGTTACAAACTTGGTTAAAAAAGTAGGCAGTGGGATATCAAAGGTTTTTAAATCAGTAGTCAGTGGTGTCAAGCAAGTACTAGCTAGCCCAGTAGGACGAATTGTGGCGACCATTGCGTTGACCGCGGCCCTCGGACCTGTTGGTGCAAGTTGGGGCTTGAGCGCGGGAATGGCGACTAGTGTTGGGGCAGGATTAGCTTCTGGCGCAGTAACGCTTGCCGCGGGGGGAAATATAAAGGATGCATTTAAATCTGCAGCTTTTGCCGCTATAGCCGCACCTCAAGGGGTAGTGGGTAGTTACGTGGGCCCAACTACTCAAGCATTGGCAGGAACAAACGAATTTGCTAGAGCAGCTATGGAGTTTGGGTCAACTGCTGCTATAACTTCTGGGGCTGCATTACTTACTGGTGAGTCTCTACAGGATTCAGTTAAACAAGGTTTAACTTCAGCAGCAATATCTACTGGGGCTTCACTTGCACAAAAAGGCATATCAAGTTTTAAATCGGCTAGCGATGATATAGCGGCGGAAGCAGCTAAGAATAAAGGGTTTGAACAAATAGCCCAAGACACTGCTTTAACAAATGCGCAAGAAACAGGGAATGCTTTTGTTCGGGCTAGCCCAAGCGTACTTGAAAATGCAGATGACGTATTAATGCGTGGTCGTGCGGGTACTCCATCAACAAGTGCCACGCAAGCCAATCTTGCCGCTAACGCAAAAGCCAATATTAGCCCAACTGACTTTGTGCCAAAGAGTGCTGCAGGTAGCACTGGATCTGCATATATTAACGATGCGGGTCAATTTGTTAGTGCGGCGGACGACGTTAGTGGTATGCCTAGGATACGTAACGTATCTCTTTATGGTTCTAATGCCCCCGGTGCTGTTGGATCTACCACTTCTGCTTCTATTACTCCTCCTGCAGGTGACTATCCGGGAGTTGGTGGATCGCTCAAGCAAATTGGTGGAGGCATTGCGGATATTGCTCAAGGAAACTTTAAACAGGGATTTGATCAACTAAGCACAGGGGCAGGTAATCTATTTATGCCTTCTGGTCCTTCTCCTGAACAGGTTAAAACTCTTCAAGACACCCCCGGTTTCTACAGTAGTGAAAAAAATGCGTTTACCCCAGCAGGCGAAGCCGCTCTTCGTTCTATAACACCAAACCTTTTGGAAAAATACGGTCCAGCCACAGCGGCAGGCATAGCAGGTCTTGCTCTTTCTGGTGGTTTTACTCCACCAGACCAGCCTCAATCTGAACAAGCAAAGTTACTTGCTGGTACTCCCGGTGAGGATTTGATTACAAAAGATGCAGATAAATACGTTGTCCAAAATATTCCCGGCGTAACTTATAGCCCAGAAGGACAAATTCTATCTGCCACAGGCGCACCTTCTACAATATCCATGCAGGATGTTCGTGTTGGTCCTGCTGATTACACAGCAACAATGCAAGATGTGTCTCGGCCTACTGGCAGCTATGCCGCAGCACCAATGGGTCCTATGCAGCCTCAAGCGCCATTAATGGATCCGTACCAGTATTACTACCAGCAATACTTGGCTGCTCAAGGGCAGCAACCTAGGTATTATGCTATGGGCGGTATTACTAGTTTGTCTGCTCCTATGCAAGCCCCTCCTCCTGCAGGAATCGCTTCACTAAGAGATGGTGGCAATAGTAACTACCCGCGGCGCACGGGCCAAATAGCAGGTCCCGGCACAGAGAAATCTGATTCAATCCCAGCTATGTTATCTGATGGCGAATTTGTAATGACTGCAGCAGCGGTTCGCGGTATGGGTAAAGGTAGCCGTAGAGAGGGCGCGAAGCGCATGTATGCTTTAATGCATCAACTTGAAAAAAACGCTGCACGAGGATAAGACATGGCAGAAGAAACCCAGATCGTCCGGGAAGCCCCGGAAATTGAAGCCTATAAACTAGGTCTTCTAAAATCAGCCAAAGCTTTAGCTGAAACCACTCCGAATCTGCCTACCTATCAGGTTGCAGGAATGTCTGGAGCACAGCAGCAAGCCTTGACACAAGGCCAACAAGGTATCGGCGCGTATATGCCATACCTGACCGGAGCTGCAGGTATGCTTGGCGGGGCTACGCAGCAGTTTAATCAAGCTGATGCGCAGCGGTTCATGAATCCGTATCAGCAGCAAGTCATTGATCAAGCTTTGCAGCAAATTAATCGCCAAGGTGATATTGCTCGTCAAAACTTGCAAGCACAAGCTGTGCGCTCTGGCGCGTTTGGTGGTAGCCGTGAAGGCATCCAACGTGCTGAACTAGAGCGTGGGTTATCTGAACAGCGTAATCAAACAATTATGGGTGGACTACAGCAAGGCTATACCCAAGCACTAGGTGCATCGGAAGCGGAGAAAAACCGTCTGTTACAAGGTACTCAGGCGGGAGCAGGCATTGCTTCGTTACAGCAGCAGTTAGGCCAAGGGGATGTCAACTTCTTGTACAACTTGGGCCAATCGCAGCAGCGCCAAAGCCAAGCAGAGCTGGACGCGCTCCGCGCATCTCAGTTGCAACAGACTATGCAGCCGTTCCAAAATCTTGCATTCTTGTCGGATATTTACAAAGGCGCACCATCCACGCAAATGACAGCAGGCACAGTAACTCAGCCTGCTCCAAGTCCGTTCCAGCAGTTCGCTGGTTTGGCAACAGGCGTAGCAGCAGGCGTAGGCGCGGGTAGAGTAGCTGGTGTTCTCTAAGGAATTAAAATGAAAGAAGAAATTCTAAAGCGCGACATGTTCGCAATGCCTTTGTCCAGTAAATCAAAGAACACTGGGATCATGCAGGGCTTTGAGGATATGGAAGATACTTCCGTAGAAGAGATGCCGCCTATGGCGCGTGTGCCACAGAATCCAGAGATTCTGATGAATAACCTTCGTGGTGACATCCGCTCTGTCGATGCGCGGTACATGGAACTTGCTCAGATGGTTGGTGAGCAAGCAGCTATGGATACCCCTCCAGAAGTGCTGGCGATGCTGCAAATGCAAATGGCGCAGCCTCCTTCGCCTCCTGCAGGAGTTCCTTCTGAACAGCCTCCTCAGATGGGTATGCCTCCTGATATGGGTATGCAAGGAGGTATCGGCGCATTACCGCAAGCAGCAGGTATGATGCCCCCCGGCATGGAGGGTGCTCCCCCTTTTCCGGTCGGGGCTGATGGAGCCCCGCCAACCCCAGATGGATTACCCCCAGAACGTGCTGCATTAGGTAAGTTTATTTCTGGTGCGGCTCGTTATGGCAGTGACATAGCCGAAGGCGCACGGACCATGGGCAGGAATGTCTATGAAGCTGGCACAGATGCGGTTAGGGCAGCAGACCGTTTCTTAGGTGATACCTTTGCTCGTCCATACATGGACCTTGGTCCAATGACGCAAGACGGTCGCCGCTTGGTTGGTCAAGGCAGAGATGATCTTAGAATGTTTCAGCCTGACCCGTATACCGCTCAGACTCCAATGCCCGGTGAAGGTAGTCGCTTGCGTGGTCTTAATACAATAGAGCTTCGCAATCCTACGTTTACCCAAGCTATTGAAGCCGCTGGTCGTATAAATCCTAAGGGTTTTGTTGGCGGCACAATAGCAGCTACGACTCCTTATACACTCCAGCTTGGTAAGGACATAGGCGACCGTCTTTCACGGACCGCGGACAAACGCTCTGGCGCTGAGTCTCAAGTAAATCAAATCCCGGGCCAAGGACCGCCGCTCACGGATCCAATGGGCCGACCTATTCGTCAGGGCGAAGCTTTTATTCCTGCCAATGAGACGATCAATAAGATCATGCGTGAGCCATCTGCTATATCTACGGCTCCTGTCATGCCTGCGGAGAAGAAGCCAGAAGAATCGGTTATCCAAGAAAAGCCAGTAGACGATGGCACAAGTAAGTTCATCAAAGATAAATTAGCTGAACCTACTGCAAAAACAAAAGCTCAACGTATCAGAGAAGAATACGCTGGCTTGGAGCCAATGTTCACAGAGATTCTTGGTGGCACTAAGGATGATATGCGTATGAACGCATTGCTTCTTTTGTCTGATGCTGGCTTTAAATTAGCTTCTACGTATAGACCTACCGCAGCGATGGCAATAGGTGAGGCACTGTCTGGTCTACCTAAAGGCATGGCAGCGTTGGCAGCACAAGCTCGTCAAAATGGCATTCAGCTTAAATCGGCAGCGTTGCAGCAAGCTGTCAATAATATCAATCTGCAAGATAAGTTTGCACTTGATTTGCAGTTGGCTAATACGAAGGGCATGTATAGATTAAAGCAATCCATGCTGGAGAAAGACTACGATCTACAAAAGACTATTGCGCTAGAGGGCGGAACGATTATTGAAGACGGTGGTATGGGACTTCGTATTCAAAAAACAAAGAAGGGCTCGTTTGTTGGCACTAGCATTGATCCAAATGACCCTGCTTATAATTCTGCTGTCAAGAGTAGCTTTACACTTCGCCCAACAGATAATCCATTTGTTGAGTGGCGCGGTGCAGCACCTACTACTGTTGAAACAGATAAGGCAGAGCGCGTTAAATTAGGTAACACAATGCGTTCGCTTGATAATAGTTTGCAGACACTGCAGAACCTTAAAGGATCGTATGCAGGAGCCTATAGCCCCGGCACGTGGTTCACGGACAAGGTCAATAACATATTTGTTCCTATTTCTGGTGGCTTGATTCGTCCTGATGTAAATCAGCAAGATGTGACTACCCGTATTAGTACAGGTATGAATCAGATCATGAAGAGTATTGCTTCAGCTAACGACAGTGGTCGTGTAGCGGTGCAGGAGCAAGAATGGGCGCGTGAAACGGCAAAAGGTATCAACGACCCTGCGGCTTTCTTTGCCAATAAAGAGTTAGCTGCAAAGCAATTCAACAGCATGGAAGCCATGCTGCGTAATGCTCGTCAAAATGTATTGACTCAACTGGGCTACATTGATCAAGATTACGCAATGAACACACCTAGCACTGGTACGCAAAGTGATCCGTTTGTTATCTCTGCTGACCCAGCAGAGCAAAAGCGTATGTTTACCTATTTGGGTTCGACCATTGGCATGGTCCAAGATCCAAATGCTACTGTGTATATTCGTATGCCTAATGGTCGTGTTGATGCCTTTAACCCAACTCAATTGAGAAGCCTAGTCCAAAAATGACAACTCTGACGAATGCGCGTGGGGAAGTAGTTGATATAACCACTGGAGAAGTAGTAGGTCGCACGGAAGGTGCGCCTACGGCTGTTGCTCCTCGCTCCGCCACTGCACCAGATATTCAGACTGAAGGCACAGATCGATTAACGGGAGCGTTAAAGAATCTCTCGTGGGGTTTTAACTCTGCTTTGTTTGCATTACCAGATGTGGCTACTCGTGGCATTGGTAAAGCATTGGGCATGAATGAGAAAGAAGTCTTTACCCTTGGTAACTACTTCAACAAAGGCCAAGCCACTCCAAGAAATGCGGAAGAGCGTTACTCTCGCGCTATTGGTGAAGGCTTTGGCGCTACGATGCCTCTTACAGGTACGCTTGCTTATGTTGCTCGGGCAAGACCAATGGTTAGTGCTGTGCAAAGTGGAAAAATAATAGGTAAAGAATTTACTCCAAAAAGCATACTTAAAGGAGTAGCTGATGATGCTATCAAATTTGTTCAACAAAGTCCGCCACTCGCTGCAGCAATGGATGTCGCGTTTGGTGCAGGCTTTGAAACGCTTCGTCAAGCGGTAAAAGAAAACGTAAGCGACGATAATCCAAACAAGCAGTTGTATGAGCAGTTGTTGCCTACTGCGGCATTTGTTGGATTACCTATGGCTACAACAGTGATGCCTAGTGCGATACTCGGTAAGTTTGTAACTAACAAAGTCAGTGGTCTTACGTCTGGTTTAAAGCAGTTAGATGAAGAGGTAATGCAGGGGATACCAAAATACTGGAATGTCCCGGGCGTAAAACTTATTCCAAAAGTTCTGCTTGCTAATGCCGAAAGAAAATTAACTACGGTGTTTGGGGACATACAAAATAGCCCTGAAGCGCAAGCTGCACTAAAAGAACTTGAGCGCGTAATGCAAGACCCACGTTTTGCAGAGGCAGGATTTACTCTTGACTTCACGCAGAAAACAATGAACCCAGCATTGCTGCAAAAACAGAATGCCGTTCTTGAACAACTTGGCCCTGCAGAGTTAAAACTCTACAGACAGCGTCAGAATGAAAACCAAGCTAAGTTTGATAAGCTGGTAAGTGGTATTGCTCCAGAAGCTAGACAACCTGTTATCGAAGCATTCCAAGCAGCGCAAGCAGAGCGTCAAACATTCTTTGATTCATTGCTGCAAGGTCAAAAGGATCTTACAGAGCAGGAACTTTTATCCATATCCGAGCGCCTCGGCCCTCAGAACATGGACATGATCAATAACGAACTACGTGGCGCGTTACAAGGCGCTATGGAGTTTGACTACAACATGCGTAAGAATGTTTTAAATCGCATGGGCCTGCGTCAAGGAACTACTCCTGAAGGACTTCCTTCGGCTACTCGCCAAGATGGTAAATCATTGTTCCCTGCACAAGACATGGAAACGATGGCAACAGCGTTGATCAAGAAGTACACACCAGAACGCCCATCTATGCGCTCCAGTATTCCTGAGCCTATTGCTTTGCTACAGCGCTTTGTTGAGACACAACAAGCAGCCCGAGCAAGGATGGAAAAGCAGATGGTCAAGCAGCTTACTGACCAAGCTATTGAAGAACAGATAGTTGCAGCAGGATTGCCAAAAGATATTGAAGATGCGGTGCGCTCTTCCGTTACAGCTTTAATGCAGGGTAAGGGGGGCAAAGGAACTAAGCGCCGCGCAACTATTGCTGAGACAGCTAAGGTAGATACCAAAGGCAATGTTACGTTGCCTACAGGCATACCCGGCAAAAGCATTTCGTTTAACCCAACACAGATACAAGATGATGCTGCCCGTATAGCTAATGAAAACACAGGCATTAACATCAATCTTCCTGAAGCTTTGGATTATCTGTCTGCTGCTGCGCGTTATCGCAACGATACATTGAGTAGTTACAACGCGGCAATGTCCAAAGGCGCTACTCGCCTAACAGATGCACAGCGCCTGTTAGATAAGGGCTCTACGGTATACACCGACATAGAAAAACTGATCTTGGACCACGTGCCTAAGATCCGTACCGAATACCAAGGCATGAAGAATGTCTTGTCTGATTACCGTGCAGGGTTTGAGCAGAACTTACCGCTGATCATGGCCCAACGAACAGGACGTGGTGATACGTTCTTGTTAGGTAATGAACAGCTACTTCAAAAAGCATTTGCCAATGCAAACAATCTGCGCCAACTCCAAGTTAGCCTTGGTGGTACACCACAGTTTGATGAGCTGCTTCTTAAAGGCACTGTTGATTGGCTCCGTAGCAAGAATGTTCTTGCGGCTGATGGAACAGTTGATCCTAAAAGAATACGTGCAGCATTAGACAAGAATAAGAATATTGTCGAAGCATTGCCTGATGCTATTCAAGCCAAACTGCAAAACGAAGTTGCGCTTGCTGATGACTACGTCAAACGCATGGGCGAACTAAATGATCGTCGCATGTTGGCAAAGAATGATGAGTTAGATCAGCTACTAAAAAAAGTAAGTAGACCTGATGCTGACCCAAGAAGCACGTTAGTCAAAGCAGTGGATGATCCAGCAACAATGCGTGTGTTGGTAAATGAGCTAGGAAAAGATCCTGAGAAGCTTGCTGCTCTGCGTCGCTCTGTGTTTGATCTGGCTGGAGAAGGTGCGCTGCAAGGCGGTGCGCTATCCAACTTCCTTACAAAGAATGAGAAGTCGTTATCTGTCTTGTTTAAAGACACCAAGCATCTGGAAGACTTAAAGATGCTGGCGGATATACAGCGCCGTATCAATGCATTTAATGCTATTGGAGATGTCCCTAGTTTTGAATCTATGGACCAATCGTTAAAACGATTGTTTGGTATCGGTATTGGTGCAGCTAGTACCACGTACCGTGCCACAGCAGAAGGTAGGCTTTCCCCTACTACGGCGCTTATTTCGTTCTTGGTACGTGCTACAGGCAACGTAGAGAATACGCTGTATAACAATATTTTTAGACGTGCTATGGAAGATCCTAAGTTTGCTGCGGATCTTACAAGCATGACTACTGCTCAACAGGCTAAAAAAGTTTCGGCAGGTCTAGAGAAAATTGGTATCTACCAATCAATGCTATTTAAAAATCTTGGACGCGCTGGAACGCTTGAAGCAACACAGGCTGCAATGAGTGGGCAGACAACACCTATTGAAGGTATGCAGGAAAAACCTGTCGTGCCTCGTGGGCCTTCTGCACGTGAAATGCTTAGAAGTTTGCCCCCTGCGCCGCCTACCGTGGGCACTAGCATGGGTCCCGCCGCGGGACCTCGCCTACCTACGCAGCCTGCGCGTCCTATTGGGAATACTAATCTGTCCAACATGCAGATGATGTACCCAGCGATGTTCCCAAATGATCCAATTAGCGGGATACTGGAGCAACGCCGTAGGCAATTAGAGCAGATGCAACAACCTCCACAACAAGTTCCTCAATAAATTATGGCTAAGACTCCTGCATGGACTCGCAAAGAAGGGAAAAGCCCCAAGGGTGGATTAAACGCCAAAGGACGGGCATCCTACAACGCAGCCAATCCGGGGAAACCCGGATTGAAGCCCCCTCAACCAGAAGGCGGAGCGCGGAAGAAGTCTTTTTGCGCGAGGATGACGGGGTTAAAAAAGAAATTGACCAGCGAAAAAACAGCTAACGATCCCAA